ATAGTATAAGAAAGGGAATCACCTGATGGAGAAAGACCTACATGGAGGTTATTAGCAATAGATGCCCACTCGGGGTTCTTGGATAAACCACTTCTTACTTTATCCTGATGTTTTTTAATACCTTTTTTTAGTTCCTTACTAAACTTATTATCTGCACCACCAAAGGCTTGGATCATCTGCATAACAGGATCAGTATCAGGGATAGAGACTAAAGAATTCTTATTTGCCATAGATTTAATACCAGGGGTATACAAAGACATAACTACCTCCTCTGGGAATCTAGGCAAATGTGCATTGAAGACGCGCATCTCCAATACATGTATTTTATCCTAAATTTGCTATTGATGTAGGCCAAGGGAGGTTAGATATTGAATAAGCCGCAGGACCTGGGTCATTAACCATTTCCTGTGAGATGTAGGTTTCAATACCCTCAACGACAAGCATGACATCGTCTCGGGCGCGACCACGGACTCGGTAGGACACCACGCTGAAATAGCGCCCGTCATACTGGAACATATCGTTAAGGCGGTTTTGGTATTCCCAAGGGGAAGAAATACCAGCGGCTCGGAAGTCATCAATAGATGCCACAAAGTTAGTCAATTGAGTGGGTTGACGACCTTCAGGAATAGCGCGCTTTTGGTCTTCAGATTCCGTAATCATCAGGACAGGAACGACTACACCAGTCTTGTAGCGACGACCGCCATTACCATAGGTACCTTCGTCGTAAACATCGTCGTAGAGGCTGGATGCTGAGGCGCTAGTGCCCAGTGGTACAAACTCATACCATACGATGGCTTCGCCAGCCTGAGAATGGTATGAGCGGTAATGCTTCCTGATAACGGATAACTCTCTGCGGACATCCATGGCTATCAGTAATACGCGATGTTAGAGAATGATCCAGTAGGAATTGCGCCGTCAATAAGAACATCCGTACGGAGGTCCTCTTCCTTAGTCTCAGTTTCCACAATACCTGCATCAATGGTGGGCCATAGGCGTTCAGGCATTGTGTAATCACCAATTTCGCGTGAGCGGTACAAGGGAACAAGGTAATTCGTGGTACGCGAGTTACGGCGAAGGGTGAATACTTCAATACGGTCAAAGCCGATATTGAGAGCGGCGGCATGGCGCTTGTATTCGCCTTCCCACTGCGCCAGCAATGATTGCACCATACGGAAACGCTGGCTGGCTGGGATGTGGATTGATTCTGAGGTCATAACATCAATGTCACGACTGAACTCAGTCATTAGCGCCCAAAGTGCTTCGCAGATCGTGGCAATGCCGATGGCATTAATAACAACATCAGACATTTCTTCAAGTTTATATTTTAGGTTAACCGTGTGTTTTTCAACAGCGCGCTGGGCGTAAAAAGAAAGGTCACCTGGGGTAACCCATTCATAATAGTAACCCTCAACTAACAGTGTGGTGCTTGATGACAGGGTGTTAGATAGACGGACAACACCATTACGGGGGTCAATCGTGTATTCGCTGGGTGCCAATGTTGAGGCTGATCCTGAACCCGAATACTTGGCAACCCAAATAGTGCTGGTGTCAATGTTGATATGACCCAACTCATATGTGCGACCTACTACAGGAAATGATACCTGAAAGAACTTCGGAAAGTCCCGTAGATAGGTTCTTGCAATTGTTTCAACATCTGTGATGGTTGCCATGAACACCTATCTTACTATTGATCGCCGGAACCTGCTCCCGGAATTGAGTCTTGGGCGGCTTGATTGACGCCTGGTTGGGTATCTCTAAGTCGGTGAACCATAAAACCGCGCTTCAGAATGATCTGCTCCGCGGCAACATTTTCAATTGGTTCAATTGGTGTATCGCTCATGCGTAACGGATGAACCAGCGAACTCGGAGGCTATTAGAGAGAACGCTAATTGTGGGGTTAACAGAACCACGATTAGCAATGACCAAAGCAGGGTTACCAATAGCCGTTGAAACCGTGGGTGAGGATGGTCCATTTGTATTTGCTGTTAATCCGCCACTGTTATTTTGAGTTGAACTAGCACCAATGTTGGAACCAGTTGACAAAGTTCCTGAACCACTCGTGGTCACATATGTAGCGGGAGGTCCCGTAAATGGTTGAGCGCCGTTGTCGTCAACACCAATACCTGAACCAGACCCAGGGGGGCAAACAAAACCACTATTGTAGTCATTGCGACGCCTAATAAATCGGAATCCCGCACCTGGTAACTGGAAGTCCTGGTATGCGCCGTGCACATGGTCTGGTACCCCATGGGCGTGGCTGGCGGTGTCATGGTAGTGACCATTAATACCGTGGTTGTGGGCGTCTACTGTATGTGAGTGATTAAGCCCACCGAGTGTCCCTGCCACTGTTCCAATTGTTGCTGTGCCCGTGTGGTTGTGCTCAGGTAGTTTGCTTGCATCAAGAGTTGCAGTGCTATTTCCCGTTGTGCGGGATGAGGTAATTGAAGCACCAAGGGCACCCACAACTCCCATGTCACCAACTAAGTTGGGTAGATAGAAGTTACCGCTGGTCGGGTAGATACCGTTGGCTGGGTTAGGGAACGAGTAACCAATGGCGCTAAATAGACTTGCATAGGTAGTCGTAGAGAGTCCCTGACCATTACATTCAAGGTAATAGGCTGAGTTAGGTGATGCTGCTGTAGCGGCGGTACCAGCAAAGGCGAACATGCCACCAATCGGGATTTTGGCCTGCTCAACATCTGTTGATTCACCCATTTTGATCCAGACAGATGTCATGCGAATGTAAGCATCATCACCATAAATGACCATGTCACCAATGACATCCTTAGATGTTGCGGTTGGGATAGAAGCCGCAGTATAAGTAATGGGGCGAGCATCAATAATGCGCTTATCCGTAATGTTCCCCAGGTTGGCACTGGTATCTAGAGGGGTGCTTGGGAGCAGATAAATAGATGCAATCAAAGCATCTGTGGTGGGGTTGTATGTGTTGGCTGTAGAGCCACCACTTTCAACAACCGTGGTGCTCCGTGGGAGAGTCGGGTTAGTACCGTCAGCGGTACCAGTAATAAATGCTACGGATACAGAGCCTGAGGTAAGGCGAGCAACCACAAGGTCAAAGCGTGGTGAAGTGGAATCAGGGTTGTCAGTAACTGTTCTTTCTGGGAAGGTGTATGGGGTACCACCAATGACAGCAACACCAGTCGCAATTGTTACGGCGTTAGAAGCGGCAACAGTGATCACCCCACCGCTACGAATGTAGTTTGCGGAGTTTCCAAGGGACTCAAGATCAACCGAGTCAGGTTCGGCCTGATTGATGTTTAAGTATTTCTTCCCTGAACCCGTCGCAGTAGCGTTGGGGACGATCAGTGCCATTAGTTACCTCAAACGGTGTCGTAGATGTTGGAGTGACGCACGAGGTAGTCGTACAAGTCACGGGGGAGTTTGTAGCGCTTTCCGTCTACGAACTCAAAAGTAGTGCGACCCCAATACATCTTCCATGTGCCCTTAACACGAGCAACAACGAAGTTGTCATCAGAGTTACTTGCAGTGGCTGGCGCTACTGCCTTAGGTGTTTGTTCCAAGACTTCCACTGCTTCATCAATGTCATCTTGTTGTTCTGCAAAAGCCATCGTATTTTTACGCGATGTCATGGGTTTCTCCTATTGTTTGTTTTATGAAATTATTAATGGTGGGGGATTTCTCCCCCACCACCAACACTAGATTGATTCTAAGAATCAGGAAATTGAACCACCGAGGGTGTTGATAACAACGCGGGATTCGTGAGTAATAACTCCGAAGCCCCAAATTGCGTACCAAGCCAAGCCGTGTTCACGACCGAAGTCAATGACACCACCGTCACGGAGTTCCACTGGCAATGCAATGGCGTGACCAAATGCGTTGTCACCGATCATGATGGCGTTGTAAGCGTCAGCGTTCTCTTGGAAGCCCGCCGAAGCGTTGCTGTCAAGGGTTGCGCCAAGTTCGTACAACGGGGCGCCAGACGCAGTTGCGTCCAAGCCCTTCTTGACCTGTGTGGTTTCAATGAACACGACATCGTAGATACGACCGATTTCACCGAGCATGAAGTTGCCAGGTGCGGCGTACTTCGTGACTTCAATGAATTCGGGCCAGTCGCGGAGCGAACGAGCCTGTGCGGGGTGAACGAAACAGACATAGGTGTCGCCCAAACGCGGGATGTTCTGACCAGCAAGAACTTCAACTGCGTCCTTGATGGAAGCAGGCGAGAGGTAGCCAGGTGCAGAAGCCGAGCCGAGGGTACCAGCGTCGTACGGGCTGAGTGCGCCACGAGCCGAAGCGGCGGTGCGACCGAAGACAACTGACGGAGCGACAGCAGAGCCGCCACCGAAAGGAACGCCAGCCTTGTACAGCGTGTTACGGGCCTGGATGTCCATGCTCTGTGCCATGTGGCGACCGAGCAAGCGTGAAGACGAAGCCATGACATCGTCAAATGCCGCATTGAGCAAGAGTTCCGTAACGGCAACTGCTTGACCATGTTCGGTCACGGTGATCTGAATCTGGCTTGCTGACAAAGAAACAGGCTCCATACGCACACCTTCGGTGAGCGTGGCGCCTGCTGATTCGTCAACGCTGAGGTTGTTGTATCGCATAAAGTTGATGGTCAAACCAGGCTGAACGCCCAATTCGGTCTTCTTTACTGCGAACTGCTCAAAGCGCAGAACTGGCATGGCTTGGAACAAGATTTCCTTGGACCAAATTTGTTGAATTGCGGGTGAAAGAGTTGCGTCACTGGAATAACCGGTCGTGGTAATTGAACCAAGACCTGCTCCGGTAATCGCACCTCCTACTGGGGCGGGAAGGGCCATTTTAATATCCTCCGTGGATAGTTAGTTGTTGGGTTATTTGGTTTTAGAAACGGCCTCGGGAGTTCCGAGTCGCTTGCATGAGCCGTTCGCGCATTTTCGTGTACTGATCCATCGGCATATTACGGATATCATCCGCAGACATCGTTTGGTATTCCTGTTGGTTGTCCATTGGCCCAGTCGGGGGCGCAGTTACCTGCGGTCCCCGCAGACGACCACTTTGTGAGGTCGCCTGTTGGATTGATTCAATTATAGCACTACTACGCTCACGAAGTACTGCAATACTGTTTTCAATATCTTCTTCACTATTACCCGCAATGAGGTCAATCAATTCCGGGATAATTGTTTCTTGCTCTTCCGTCAAACGACGCTGACGATAAGACTCAATTTGCTGGATGCGGCGTTCTTTTTCAAGAAGCGCTTCCTGCACCTGGCGCTGTTGTTCCATGTCTTCAAACTTGGAACGCCATTCCTGCTCAACCTGGTTAATGCGTTGGTTGAACTCATCTTCGCGCTTAGAGAGAAGTTCCTTTGCGCTGAGTTCCTGAATCTCACGCTGGCGGAGGATTTCAGACTCAGACTTGGCGCGCTCATCGGCTTCTTTGCGAGCGGCTTCGCGCTCCTGAGCGATGATACCCAATTGCTCCTCAAGGGTCTTGACACGACTGTCAGCGTCTTCAACGCGTCGGTACAACTTGTCCTTCTCCTGACGGCGAATTGCTTCAACCTCAGTCTCAGAGAACACGCGACCCTCAGTCTTGGGGGCTTGCTGTTCTTGGGGTGTGCTTTCAACGGGGATCATAATCCCGTCACCATTAAAGGCGTTACTCATTTTCCTTACCTCTTTGTTGTTGGGCTTTTATTAGCAGTTGTTAAATAACGGTTTTATTCTTCGTTGGGCACACGACGCTGGGCAAGCCTTGCTCCGTATGCTCGTTGGATTATGTTGTTAACCATCTGTCCTTCGGCGTCACCGATGCCTCCCATAGGGGCACCTGCTTGTCCTTCGGCTGTATTTTCATCACCAGATACTACACTATTCTCCCCGTCTTGTCCGGGGAAAATACCAGTAGTAATCATTACTGCCTGTTGTATTTGAGCGCGCACCATATCTAGTGCACCTTGGTCCAATGCGTCGTCACGCAATTCCTCAAAGATTTCAAGCAATTTCTCTCGTGGGAACTCTTCACCAAGAGCGCGCAATGCGCCTTCCTTGGATTCTAAACCAAGAGCCATCTTGGCTTGAACTTCGTTAAGTTTGATAAGAACATCAACGGGTAACGGTTCAGGCCAGTGGACTTGGGTTTGGTAGGTAACGGGGTCGGCGGGGTCAAGTTCATACGCCTGGTCAGGCTCGGGCATTGCCCCAAGACCTGGGTTGTACTGGAGCATCTGTGGTTCAAAGACAGCCGCAGTACGGATGATTACTTCATTGATTTTTTCTAGACCCTTAGTGAAGTGAATTTTCTTTTGGTTGTATTTATTCATCATTGGCTGGTATTGGATAGCCAATGCCACGCCTGATGTATTAGAGACTGGTTGGAACTGACCTAAGGCTGTTTCAGGTACGCCAG